ACTTTGCGGCTATGGCAAAAGCTATGGGTATCGCACACGAGAAGACATCATCTTCTTCTAGTTCACTTGCACGACTACGCATTAATCATGCACCTATCATGGGTACAGCAGAGGTTAAAGGTAAGAATGTCAATGTTGAAGTAGTCGAAGGTGGTGCATACAAACTAGAGATTCCTGATGGGCCGACACACTATGCGTCATCCATCAAGATGCGTCCTTTCATGCAACGCTTCATGCACAAGCGTTTCATTCAGGGTGATGCCAAGAATCCTAACCGCTACGTCAAAAGCGTAATGGCAGATACACTTGACATCGACTTGAAGGACAACAACGGTGGGTTTAACTGCGGTAAACCTGCTGGCTTCATCAAAGATTGGGCGGCATTGCCTAAGTCACAACAGGACTTGCTAAAGTCTATCAAGCGAGTGCGTGTCGTATTTGGTGAGGTTGAGTTGGTTAATCCTACCAATGAAAAGGGTGAGCCTGTAGAGGTAGCACCTACACCCTTCATCTGGGAGATTGACAACCGTGATGCTTTCAAAGAAATTGGCAGTAGCTTTACTACTCTAGCTAAGATGCAACGCTTGCCTATCCAGCACATCATCACTGCTAATACTGATGAACGCACAATACCTACAGGTGCAAAGTACTACGTGCCTGTGGCATCACTAGATGTTACCACTGTAATAGAACTGACCGATACTGACCAAGTATTGTTTGGTGACTTCATGTCGTGGGTTGACAACTACAACAATTACATCATCAATGCGTGGGCAGAGAAAGCCAATGCAAAAATGGAAGATGATGACATTGATGTAGTCGATGACCTAGTTGACATCGAAGTAGAAGAAGAGGTAGCATAATGCATCACCGCGCTGAAATTGCACTCCATCAATACATGGAAGACGCAGTGCAAGGTAAAACAGAAATGTCAGAGGAGACAATCGAACAAGTCTCTTATGACGTTGCTGAAGCACTGCATAAGCAGTTTGGTAGCGGTAAAAAGCGGGGCGATTTCAAGTTACGTATGTCTAATGTGGGTCGCCCCACTTGCCAACTTTGGTACGAAAAGAACAAGCCAGAGGTAGCATTACCGAAGCCGACTACATTCATAATGAACATGATGCTTGGAGATATTGTGGAAGCAGTATTCAAAGGGTTGTTAAGAGAAGCGGGGGTAAGATATGAAGAACCTGAACACGTTACTTTGGAGTTGGATGGCACATCCGTTAACGGAACATATGATATTGTTATTGATGGTGCTGTCGATGACGTAAAGTCTGCGTCACACTGGTCATACACAAACAAGTTTGAATCATATGACAAGTTAGCTAGTGGTGATGGGTTTGGTTACGTAGGACAACTTGCTGGCTATGCTAAAGCATCTGGTAAAGATGTTGGTGGCTGGTGGGTAGTCAATAAAGCCAATGGACAGTTCAAGTATGTACCAGCATCAGGGCTTGACTTAGACACAGAAATAGCTAAGATACAAGCTACAGCAGACGCGGTAAAGGAGAATAAGTTTGAAAAGTGTTTTCAACCAGTACCAGAAACATTTAGAGGAAAGGAGACAGGCAATAAAGTACTTAACGATGGTTGTCGGTTTTGTAGTTTTCGCATGGATTGTTGGGATAATCTAACAGAACGCCCAGCAGTAATGTCGAAAGCCAAAGTGCCACCAATTACATCATACATAGGAGATGTAGTTGTACCATAAGGCATGGAGAGCCGCACGTAAATACGGGTATCGTAGTGGGCTAGAGTTGACCATAGCAGAAAAGCTAAAGACAGATAAGGTATCATTTAGATACGAAGCTGTTAAGATTGAATGGCAAGACCTAGCCTACCGTACCTATACGCCTGATATAATACTTGACAATGGTATTATAATTGAGGTAAAAGGTAGGTTCATGGCGGCAGACAGACGCAAGCATCTTGAAGTTAAAAAGCAACATCCTAATTTAGATATACGCTTTGTGTTTGAGAATAGCCGTAGTAAAATACGTAAGGGAGCAAAGTCAACATACGGTGACTGGTGTACAAAGAATGGTTTTAGATACTATGACAGGATTATTCCAGAAGATTGGTTAAAAGAAAAGGGAAAAGATAAACACCCTGACTTTATTAGTCACCCAAGTTCAACAGTGAAGAGGAGAACCAAGAAATGAAAAAAGAAGAACTAATAGAAAAGATTGAAGATGAAGATTTCATAATACGGGTAAGACCTTTTGCTGATGATAATGGTGAGTGGAGTGGAGAAATAGACATCTCAATCATGGCATTTCCTAACAATCCTATGGATGATGAAGACTATGGGAATGTCATGCACTTCTGCAAGATGATGTGTGCTACTGTACCTATCATGGAGCAGGAAGAAAGCATACGTAATATTGTACATGAATATGTAATGAAAGTTATTGACAACGAGATGGATATTGATGTAGAACTTGAGGAAGAGATGGGCGTTGAGAAACAATATGATGGCAATGTAGTTCATCTTAACTTTAACACAAAGACAGGAGGTTCCGCATGAGACATGAAGCATATATGAAACAAGCCGCCGCAGAAGTAGATATGGTCAATAGCCCAGAGCATTACAATCAGTCTGGCATTGAATGTATTTCAGCTATACAAGCGGCACTAGGTCCAAACTTCAAGTACTACTTACAAGGTAACATAATGAAATATATGTGGCGTTTTGACTACAAGGGTAAGCCACTAGAAGACCTACAGAAAGCACAATGGTACTTGAATACCTTGCTAGAAGATGTGGCGGCTAGTGATGAGAGTTAAAGTATTTATCAACATTGATGTAGATGAAGAAGAGTACCCCATCCCTGCTGATGGTATGGTGGGGGAAGAGATAGAGGATGGCATACGTGAATACTTCTATGACGTAGACGGTGCTGATATTAGAACAATACGAACAATAACGGAGTGACAGATATGAAAAGCAATTACCTACCAACAGACTACCAGAACTTTATCGCGCTATCACGGTATGCCCGATGGAAGGAAGATGAACAACGGCGTGAGACATGGGGTGAGACAGTAGAACGATACTTTGATTACATGAAGAATCACCTGTACTCTACCTGCAATTATGTATTGGATGATGGCCTACGCAGTGAACTAGAGCAAGCTGTACTGAACCAAGACATCATGCCTAGCATGAGAGCCTTGATGACATCTGGCCCTGCACTAGACCGTTGCCACGTAGGGGCATACAACTGCTCATACGTCCCTGTGGATAGCCCTAGAGCATTTGATGAGACTATGTACATCCTGATGTGTGGCACAGGTGTAGGCTTCTCTGTGGAACGACACAACATAGAGAAGATGCCTACAGTTAATGAAGACATGCACCTTACAGATACAGTAATCAAGGTGGGTGATAGCAGACCCGGCTGGGCTAAGTCACTACGTGAATTGATTGCTATGCTGTATGCTGGTCAAGTACCTAAGTGGGACGTATCACAAGTACGTGCCGCAGGTGAGAGACTCAAGACATTCGGTGGTAGAGCATCAGGCCCAGAGCCACTGGAAGAACTATTTCAGTTTGTCATTGACAAGTTTAGGGGTGCGGCAGGTCGTAAGCTATTCCCTATTGAATGTCACGACATCATGTGTAAGATTGGTGAGGTTGTTGTAGTCGGTGGTGTACGCCGTAGTGCATTGATTTCATTGTCTAATCTTAATGATGACCAGATGGCACATGCTAAGTCAGGTATGTGGTGGGAGAATGAAGGGCAACGTGCGTTGGCTAACAACTCTGTAGCTTACAAGGGCAAGCCTGAGATGGGTACATTCATGCGTGAATGGGTGTCACTATACGAAAGCAAGTCAGGTGAACGTGGTATCTTCAACCGTAAGTCAGCACAAGTACAAGCGGCTAAGAATGGCAGACGTGATGCTGACCATGACTTCGGTTGCAACCCTTGCAGTGAGATAATCCTACGTCCATACCAGTTCTGTAATCTGTCAGAGGTAGTAGCACGTTCTGGTGATACACAACAGACATTAAGTAACAAGGTACGCTTGGCTACAATCTTAGGTACATTCCAGTCAACACTGACTGACTTCAAGTATCTACGTAACATATGGAAGAAGAACACAGAGGAAGAAAGACTGTTGGGTGTATCACTTACTGGTATCATGGACAGTGACTTGCTTAGTGGTACGTCAGCACACTTAGGTATGAACATTGGTGCTACACTAGAAGCATTACGTGATGTAGCTATTGAGACTAACGCTGAGATGGCAGACGCACTGCTTATCCCACGGTCAACAGCAATCACCTGTGTGAAGCCTAGCGGTACAGTGTCACAGCTTGTAGATAGTGCCAGTGGCATTCATGCAAGGCACAATGCACACTACATCCGTACTGTACGTGGTGACAACAAAGACCCACTAACGCAGTTCCTTACATCGCAAGGTATCCCTGCAGAGGCAGATGTTATGAAG